CCGGTCTGGTATCACGATCACTGACGATCGCAATCCATCGCGCCCCCCGCTGGTGCTGCCTGCTACGGCTACAGCAGCCGAGGTGGAGGCGGCAGCCTTGTCGTATCTGCAGCCGGTGCCAGCGCCGGACTATGACGCCTTTGGGCTCTGGCTGCTGACCACGCCCGAAATTCAGCAGGCTTACGACATTGCGTTTGCCGGCAACAAGCTGGCCGCTGGCTCGCTGCCATCTGCGGTGCTAGTTGCAGCTGACGGGGAGCCAAAGCACCTCCGAACGGCGCTGCTGTTGCTGCGGCATCAGGGGCTGTTGAGCGATGCGACACTGGCGGCGATGCTGACCGCAGCGCAGGAATGCAACCTCCCGCCTGAGTTCCTTTCGGCGTTTGGTGAGCAGCCATGACCCACCCCCGCACTCAACTGCGCGCCGCCTTCAGGGCTCGTCTGCTCAACGTCACAGCAGCAGAGGATCGGGTCTACAACGGCCGCCTGATGCCGATCGAGGAGCCGCAGCTGCCGGCCATCGTCATTCACACCCGCGACGCTGAGGAAGTCCAGGGCCGCAGCCCCTCCAGCTGGAACGGCTTCGAGCGCCGCCGCTGCATCGTCTCGGTGGTTGGCATTGCCCAGAGCTTCGACGACATCGACGAAGAGCTGGACACGATGGCCCAGCAGGTTGAGGCCGCGCTGCAGAGCTGGATCATCCCCGGCTTCGAGTCGAGCGATGCCGAGCTGCTGGACACCAAGAGCGATGACCCGGAGTTCGATGGCGCCCTCACGACCGGCGCCACGACGCTCCGCTACGCGGTGACCTACCAGACGCCCTACCGCGACTGCAGCAACCCCTACGTGGACTCCGACGCCGCGGCCGGCGACGGGCCCCTGGAGCGCAGCGGCGCCTATCCTGGTGGCCAGGTCACGCCGGGCTGCCCGGCCGACAACACCGGCGAGGCCTGCCCCATCGGCGAGGCCCAGCTGTTCAGCCAAGAGGAGCCGATCAACTGATGGCCACCAGCAGCCCGATCGCCAGCGGCTGGGGCTGGCCCTCGACCTGGCCAAGGAAGCTGCCCTGGCCGTCACCGGCCGGCCCGTGGGTGACACCGCCCCGCACGCCATCCGCCACGGCGTCCACATGCTCGCCTCGCAGCTGCTGATCAAGGACGCCCTGGAGGCGGCGCCAGTCGGCGCCGAGATCCCGGGCGTCGTCCGCTACCTGTGGAAGACCGCCGATGCTGGGCGTTAATCGCTCCGATCAGCTCACCAGCGGCGTCGGCTCCCCCGAGAGCACTGATCACGCGCGCCGGCTGAGCAACGTTGCCCGCTACGGCACGGTGGCCGAGGCCGACTACACCGGCGAGACGGCCGGCTTCCCGGCGATCCGCGTGCAGCTCCAGGACGGCGAGATCCTCTCCGACTGGGTGCCGTGGTTCACGCCGCGCGCTGGCAAGGATCGCGTCTGGGATCCGCCCGAGGTGGGCGAGGTGGTGATGCTGCTGGCCCCGTCGGGTGAGCTCGCCAATGGCGTCGCCATCCCCGGCCTGTTCTCCAACGGCAACGCGAACGGTGATCGCGCCGGCCTGCAGCGTCGCACCTTCGACGATGGCACCGTGGTCGAATACGACCGCGAGGCGCACAAGCTCTTCCTCGACGTGCAGGGCGACGTGCGGATCAAGGCCACCGGCAAGATCGACATCGAGGCCGACGGCGACGTGAAGATCGTCGGCGCCAGAATCGACTTCAACCCATAGGAGGCGCCATGGCTGGGATGAGCCGCACGACAGGCGAAGCGCTCGGCGGATTCGATCACCTGCGCCAGTCGATCCAGGACATCCTCACCACGCCGATCGGCACCCGCGTGCATCGCCGCGACTATGGCAGCCGCATCCCGCGCCTCGTCGACCGGCCGATCAACAACAGTCTCGTCTCCGAGCTGGTGGCCGCCACCGCCGAAGCGCTGGAGCGCTGGGAGCCGCGCCTGAAGCTGGAGCAGGTGAAGATCGACAGCGTCTCGGCCTCCGGCCAGATCAGCCTTAGCCTTGTTGGGTACTACCTGCTCAACGGGCAGAAGATCGAGATTGAGGGGCTGGTGGTCTGATGGCGACGATCGACTTCAGCAGCATCCCCGATCCGACGATCATCGAGGATCTCGACTTCGAGACGATCCTCGTGGCGATGATCGCCGACCTGCAGGCGCGCGACCCGTCCTACACCGAGATCCTCGAAAGCGACCCGGGCATCAAGATCCTGGAGGTGGCCGCCGCCCGTGAGCTGATCCTGCGGCAGCGGATCAACGATGCGCTGCAGGCCACCCTGCTGCGCTATGCCGGTGGCGCTGACCTCGACAACCTGGCGACCTTCTACGCCGTCACACGCCTGGAGGATGAGACCGACGCCGCGCTGCGCTCGCGCGTGATCGAGCGCATCATGGGCAGCAGCACTGCCGGCGGCGCCGCCTGGTATCGCTACCAGGCGCTGAGCGCCAGCGAGCTGGTGAAGGATGCAGCGGTAAGCTCCCCGGCCCCCGGTGAGGTGCTCGTCAACATCCTCTCCACCCAAGGCAATGGCACGCCCAGCAGCGAGCTGCTCACCACGGTCGACGCGGTGCTGCAGAGCGACAGCGTGCGGGTGATCACCGACGTGGTCACGGTCGCCAGCGCGACGATCAACACGGTGCCCGTCACCGCGCAGGTCCACCTCTACCCCGACACACCGATCGAGGTGTTCACCGGCCTGCAGGCCCGTCTGCAGGCTGCCTTCACAGCAGCCGCTGGCCTCGGCTGGGACGTCACCCGCTCATGGCTCATCGCGCAGCTGCACCCGGCCGGCGTGCAGCGCGTTGTCTTGACGGCGCCTGCAGCTGATGTAGTCTGCGGCCCCAGTCAGGCTCCGGCTCTGGGCGCGATCACGCTCACGATGGCGGGGCGTGACCGATGAGCCGCTTCGATCTTCTCCCACCCAACGCCACAACCTTGGAGCGGGACTTCTCCCGCTCCACTTCCAGCCTGCAGCGCGCCGGCGGCCCGGTGCCGATCATCCGCACCGCGAAGCGCGTCAACATCCCCGACTCGGTGGTGCCGTGGCTGATCTACGAATACGGCCTGGGCGAGATCCTGGAGTATCTCGGCAACAACCAGCGGCGGGCCCTCGCGGAAGGCGTGCTGTGGCAGCGGATCCGGGGCACACCCGAGTCGGTGCGCATCGCGCTGAGCTGGATCAACGTCGAGGGCCTGATCGATGAATCCGAAGGCGGCTCCGCCCGCTGGGCTGAATACCAGCTGGGGCTGTCGGAGGCGACGCAAGGCGAGCAGATCATCAGCGACATCGTTGGGGTCTGCCAGATCAGTTCACCGGTGCGCTCGCGGCTGCAGCGCATCTACGCGGTCTACGACTTCCGCCGCTTCGTGCTGGACGACAGCCTGCTGAGCGACGGCGGGATGCTGAGCGATCACAGCGGCGTGAGGCCGCGGCCGGACTGGCCGCAGATCAGTTACGGCCAGATCGTCTCCAGCCTGGTGGAGGAGAACGCCACGGTCGCCAGCGCGCACACCGACGTGATCAGCGTGCTGGTGCGCAACTTCGATCGGTTCCTCCTCGACCACAGCCTGATGGACGAGGAGTGGCACACGATCAACCACCCGAGCCTGCTCACCGAGCTTGAAGGCGTGAGCGGGAAATACGAGGGCCAGACGTGGACGAGCATCACCTGGCAGAACGCGACCTGGGGTGACGTGAACGCGGTTGCATCGAGCACCGTGACAACCCAGACGGCGTAGCATGAGGAGCGACTAAGGGGCGAGCATGGCGGCGATCCTTACCACAAGCGGGCGCATCGCCATCGCAACGGCGATCAAGGCGCGTACGGCTCACCTCGCATGGGGAACCGGCGATGCGGCCTGGGGCAACACACCCCCGGCGCCCCCTGCGAACGCAACTGCACTGCTCGCTGAGGTCGGCCGGCGCAAGGCCACTCAGGTGGACTACTGCGCGCCGGACGCCAACGGCGCGATCAGCGTGCCCGAGGGCAAGTTCAGCGTCTCGGCGACGCCGACCAACAGCCTCTACTTCAAGTTCCACTTCGAGTTTGAGGAAGCGGTCGGCTCCACCATCCGCGAGCAGGCGATCTTCCTCGACACCGTGGCCGCCGCTGGCGTCCCGGCCGGGCAGTTCTACCTGACCCCAGCTCAAGTGGCGCAGCCTGGCACGCTGCTGGTGATCGAGCGGCGTGCGCCGATCGTGCGCGCGATCACAACCCGCCAGCTGTTCGAGTTCGTGGTGACCTTCTGATGCCTCTCACCGGCTACTACAACCGCTTCGACGCGGCGAACCGCTACGACGAGCTGCTCTTCCGCGCCGGCAAGGGCCTGCAGTCGGCCGAGCTCAACGAGATCCAGAGCACGGTCATCGACCGCCTGAAGCGCATCGCCGACGCGGTGTTCAAGGACGGCGCGGTGATCAGCGGCACGCCGCCGACCATCAATGGCGCCAACGTCGCCTGCCCGCTGAGCCTGATCTATCTCCGCGGGGCCGTGCGCGAAGTCGCCGCCCGCAGCTTCACCATCCCCACCACGGGCCTGGTGCGGATCGGCGTCTACCTGCTCGACGAAGAGATCACCGAGCTGCAGGACGCCACGCTGCGCGACCCTGCGATCGGCACCCGCAACTACAACGAGCCCGGCGCCGGCCGCCTGCGCACCACCGCCACCTGGGGCCGCGAGGGCGATGGCGGCACGGGCGTGTTCTACCCCGTCTACACCGTCATCGACGGCACGCTGCTCAACCAGGGGAGCGGCAGCGTCGGCGACAACTTCTCCGAGGCGCTCGCGCGCTACGACCGCGAGAGCAACGGCAACTACATCGTCACGGGCCTCAGCGTCACCGCCCTGGGCCTCGCTGCTGGCGTCAACGCCTTCTCGGTGAAGGACGGCACCGGCAACATCTTCGGCTACAAGATCGACAAGCTGGCCAGCACCCGGCTGAGCTACGCCGAAGATCCCGATCTTGAGCTCGTCGATGCTGAGCCGGACACCTTCACCGGCACGACCGGCGGCAGCGCCAGCATTCAGCTGAACCGCTTCCCTGTTGAGTCGATCCTGGAGGTGGTGATCACCCAGCAGAAGGCTGTTACCATCACCCGTGGCGGCGTCAGCGGTGGTCAGGACACCCTGCCCGATGTGTCGGTGCTGAGCATCCAGAGCATCACCCAGGGCGGCACCACCTACATTGCGACGACCGACTTCTTCCTGAACGGCGACAAGGTGGACTGGAGCCCGGCCGGTGCTGAGCCAGCCCCCGGCTCGACCTATTCGATCACCTACCGCTACCTCGGCAACGTCACCCCGTCGGCCGTCAACTTGCAGGCCGGCACCTTCACGGTCACTGGTGCAGTGAACGGCACGCTGGTGCTGACCGACTACCGGTGGAAGCTCCCCCGCTATGACCGGCTGTGCGTTGACCGCGATGGCAACTTCTCGCGGGTGAAGGGGATCGGCACCCGGTTCAACCCGCTGCCGCCTGCAGTGCCGCCCAACCTGCTGAGCCTGGCGACGATCGAGCAGCGGTGGGGCCTGACGCCGGGCGTCACCAACGACGGCATCCGCGCGATTCCCTTCGACCAGCTGGAGCGGATGCGCTCGCTGATCGTGGACCTGTTCGACCTGGTGGCGCTGGAGCGGCTGCGCAACGACATCAGCTCGCGCGAGCCATCGAGCAAGCGCGGTGTGTTCGTCGATCCGTTCATCGACGACGACCTGCGTGATCAGGGCGTCACGCAGACCGCTGCGATCGTCGACGGCACCCTGCAGCTGCCGATCGCACCAACGATCTACCAGGCGCCGACCAACAATGCGCAGGACTGGATGCTCCCCTACACCGAGGAGATCATCCTGGAGCAGACTCGGCAGACGGGCAGCAGCAAGATCAACCCTTACCAGGCGTTCGATCCGATCCCGGCTGCTGTCGTGTTGACGCCTGCGGTCGATCGCTTCACCATCATCAACACCACCTGGACGTCGCCTGTCACGCAGCAGATCAGCACATGGCTTGGCGCAACCGGCCGGTTCGCGGTCGACAGCGTGATCACCACCACCCGCACCGAGCTGCTTGGCGAGACTGAGCGGCCGGCCGAGTTCCTCCGTCAGATCCAGGTCAACTTCACCCTTGAGGGCTTCGACCCTGGTGAGACCCTCACCGAGGTCAAGTTCGACGGGATCGACGTCACCCCCTGATAGCCATGCCCCTCACAGCAAACGCAGCCGGTCAGATCTCGGGGTCGTTCACGATCCCTGCCAACGTGCCCACGGGCACGAAGCGCGTCACCTTCCTGGGCAACCAGGGCAGCTTCGGCGCCGCGCGCTTCATCGGCTCTGGCACGATCCTCACCCGCACGCAGCGTCAGCTCACCACGATCGAGACCCGGTTCTGGGATCCGCTGGCGCAGACGTTCCGCCTCGATCAGTCGCGGCATGTGACCGGCGTGGACTTCAAGTTCACCGCCAGGGGCAACACCGCCAACAAGGTCTACCTGGAGATCCGCGAGACGGAGGTGGGCCTGCCCAATACCACCACGCTGGCCGAGGGCGTGATCCAGGGGTCGGCGATCACGGTGGGGCAGTGGAACAAGATCAGCCTCACCCGGCCGGTGTTCCTGCAGGCCGGCGTCGAATACGCGATGGTGCTGCTGACCGACGATGCTGAGCACGCGGTCGGCCTGGCGGAGCTCGGCAAGTTCGACAGCGCTGCCCAGCAGTTCGTCACGAGCCAGCCGTACACGATCGGCACCATGCTGAAGTCGAGCAACGCCTCGACCTGGACGCCGGTGCAGGAGAGCGACCTGACCTTCCGCATGTACGGGGCCCGCTTCACCAGCACCACCAGGACCGTGAACCTGGGCCAGCTGCGGGCAGGCACGGTCACGATCACCCGTTCGGGCAGCACCGCGACTGCCACCATGGCCGGTGGGCACCCGTTCACGACGGGCCAGAAGGTGGTGCACAGCGGCGCCACCCAGACCGAGTACAACGGCGCCTTCACGATCACTTCGACGGGAGCCAGCACCTACACATTCACCGTGAGCGGCACCCCGGCGACGCCCGCGACCGGCACCATCTTGGCCGCCGTGGGCGACATCACCGACCTGGTGGCGCTGGCCGGCGTGGAGCGGATCAGCTCCGAGACCGACGCCGAGTTCATCTTCACCCGGCCGGACGGCTCGCAGATCCGCGGCGCGGACAACGCGCGCATTCAGCTGGCCGAGGATGTGAACGTGCCGCTGACGCTCTCGGCAGTGCTGCGCGGCACCACCACCCTCAGCCCCTACCTGTTTGCTGGCACGCAGGCGTTCTACGGCAACCTGGGCGAGACCGGCACCTACGTGAGCCGCGCGGTGCCATGCGCCGCCAACGCCAAGGTGAGCTGCACCTTCGAGGCGCTGCTGCCCGGGGCCTCGAGTGTGCTGGTGGAGTTCGAGACCAGCACCGGCACCTGGCAGACCGTGGCGCTCACCAGCAGCTCATCGGCGGGCGACGGCTGGGTGGAGCGCATCCACACGGTCGCCAGCTTCACGGCGGGCGGCACCACCACCCGCGTGCGCCTCACGCTCACCGGCTCTGCAGCGGCCCGTCCGCAGCTGCGCCAGCTTCGTCTCGTCGTGATCTGATCCCATGCCCATCGACGACCGCACAACGAACCGCAGCTACAAGCTGCCGAACGTCGGCAACCTCCTGGCCGACGATGTAGTGCGCCTGCGCGAAGCGCTGGCCGCGATCGACGCGGATGTGTTCGCGCGCTACACCAAGCTCGAAGTCGACCAGCTGATCGCCAACCTGATCAACGGTTCGCCTGGTGCGCTCGACACACTGAACGAGCTGGCGGCTGCGATGGGGAACGACCCCAACTTCGCCGCGACGGTGATCAACGCCCTGGCGCAGAAAGCGCCACTGGTGAGCCCCTCGTTCAGCGGCACGCCGACGGGGCCGACCGCTACGCCCGACACGAACACCCAGCAGCTGGCGACGACGGCATTCGTGATCGCCCAGGCTTACCTCAAGGCCTCGACTGCAGCGTTGACCTACGCCCCGCTGGCCAGTCCGTCATTCACTGGATCGCCTCAGCTGCCCAGCATCAATGACGGCCCGTTGGCAGGCTTCCGCAACGCGATCATCAACGGCAACTTCGACCACTGGCAGCGGGCCACCAGCCATTCGACGGCCGGCTACGGCAGCGCCGATCGCTGGCAGAACACCCGAGTGGGCAGCACATGCACGATCAGCCGGCAAGCCTTCACCCTGGGCCAGACGGATGTCCCGAACAATCCGCTCTACTTCTGCCGCGCCGTGGTGTCGTCTGTCGCTGGCGCAGCCAACTACTCCAGCCTGGCGCAGAGCATCGAGGGCGCCGGCACCTTTGCAGGCCGCACCGTCACGGTGAGCTTCTGGGCGAAGGCCGACGCCACGCGCTCGATCTCGATCGAGCTGACTCAGTTCTTCGGCAACGGCGGATCACCCAGCGCGCAGGTAACTGGTCTTGGTGTCTCGAAGGTGGCGTTGACCACCGCATGGCGGAAGGTGACGCTGACCGCGACGCTGCCCTCGATCAGCGGCAAGACGCTCGGCACAGACGGCAACGATTCGCTCGGCTTGCTGATCTGGTTCGACGCCGGAAGCAATTTCAACTCCCGCACCAACTCCCTGGGCCAGCAGTCCGGCACCTTCGACATCGCGCAAGTGCAAGTCGAAGCCGGGCCTGTTGCCACACCGTTTGAGCGCAGGCCGCCTGCAACCGAGCTCAGCCTGTGCAAGCGCTACGGCCAGTGGGTGCCGTTCTACATGCTGTTCTTCGCATCGGTTGCTGGAGAGTATCTGGAGACGTCGCTGACCTGGCCTGAAATGCGGAAGGCCCCCATCGCCGGCACCCTCGTTGCAGATCCGAACACGTCGCAATCGAACGCCAACAACGCGCAGAACATCATCGGACGAGCAACGCCCTATGGCGGCTCCTGCCTGTTGCAAGCATCGGCCGGCAGCACATCCACCTACGTCACCGGCTACCGCTCCTGGCTCGACGCTGAAATCTGATGGCAGTTCGTTCCAAGCAGGGCGCCGCCCGCATCGATCACCAGCCCGGCCCGCCCAAGACCACATCTCAGGGCCAGGGCCAGCGTTCCCGTCCTCGCCGCCGCGGCCGAAAAAAGCTGCGCGGTCAGGGCCGCTAGACTCAACCCGACAGGAGGACTCTCCTACCCATGACAACGACCTTTCTGCACGGCGTAGAGGTCCTCCAGATCGACACTGGGGCCCGGCCAATCCAGACCGTCCGATCCTCCGTGATCGGCCTCATCGGCACCGCACCTGATGCGGATGCCAGCGCCTTCCCCCTCAACACCCCGGTGCTGATCGCTCGTCGCAGCGAGATGGCGGGCCTCGGTGAAGCCGGCACCCTCCAGACGGCCCTCGACCTGATCTACGACCAGGCCGGTGCTGTCGTGGTGGTGGTGCGCGTCGAGGAAGGCGTCGACGAAGCCGCCACGATCAACAACGTGCGCGGCGGCATCAACAACACCACCGGCGCCTACGAAGGCGTTCACGCCTTCCTCGCTGCTGAGAACGAGGTCGGCTTCAGCCCCCGCCTCCTGGTGGCCCCGGGCTTCACCCATCAGCGCACCAGCAACGGCATCCTCTCGATCGCCGTGCAGACCCAGGGCAGTGGCTACACCACCGCCCCGGCCGTCACCATCAGCGGCGGCGGCGGCTCCGGCGCCACTGCAGTGGCCGTGCTCGGCACCGGTGCCAACGCTGGCAAGGTGGTGAGCTTCACCATCACCAACCCCGGCAAGGGCTACACCACCAACCCGACCGTCACGATCGCTGCGCCCCCCTCCGGCGGCGTGCAGGCCGTGGCCGGGACCATCAACCGTGGCACCGTCCGCTCCGAGGTGCTGGCCGAGCTGCTCGGCATCGCCAACCGCCTGCGCGCGCACATCATCGCGGACGGTGCCAACACCACCGACGCCGCCGCCATCCAGATGGCTGGTGACTTCGGCAGCCGTCGCATCTACGTGGTCGATCCCTGGGTCCTGCGCGATGGCTCCAGCGTGCCCGCGTCGGCTGCCGTCGCTGGCCTGATCAACAAAATCGACAACGAGCGCGGCTTCTGGTGGAGCCCCTCGAACAACGAAATCTTTGGCATCGAGGGCACCGCCCGCGCCATCGACTTCACCCTCGGCGACTACACCTCCAGGGCCAACCTGCTCAACGAGGCCAAGATCGCCACGATCATCCGCTCGCAAGGCTTCCGCCTCTGGGGTAACCGCACCCTCGCCAGCGATCCCAAGTACGCCTTCTTGAGTATCAGTCGCACTGCCGACATGGTGGATGAGTCGATCCTTCGCGGGCATCAATGGGCCGTCGATCGCTGCATTACTGCCACCTACCTGGAGGAGGTGCAGGAGAGCGTGCGCGGCTACCTGCGCAGCCTCAAGGCCCGGGGCGCAATCCTCGGCGGCGACGTGTGGGTGGATCCCGATCTCAACACCCCGGCGAACATCGCCAATGGCCAGGTGTTCTTCGATTACGACTTCACCGGGCCCTACCCGGCCGAGCGCGTAACCTTCCGGTCGCACCTGGTCGATTCCTACGTCGTCAATCTCTTCGCTTGAGTTCAGCCTGTTCGTTGATGGCCGCGGCCTCGCCGGCACCATCTCGACGCTGACCCTGCCCACCCTCACCACCAAGATGGAGGAGTTCCGCGGCGGCGGCATGGACGCCCCCGTGGACATCGACATGGGCATGGAGAAGCTGGAGACCAGCTTCGAGCTGTTCGACTACGAGGAGAACGTCCTCAGCCTCTACGGCCTGGCCGATGGCGCCGCCACCCAGGTGACCGCTCGCGGCGCTCTGCGTCGTGACGGCGAGGCAGCTGTGCCGATGGTCGTGAACATGACCGGCGTCATCAAGGAAATGGATCCCGGCGACTGGGTCTCCGGCGATCAGACCTCGATGACCTGCTCGATGTCGCTTCGCTACCTGAAGATCACCATCGGCGGCCGCGAGGTCGTCGAGATCGACAAGGTGAACATGATCCGCCGCATCAACGGCGCTGATCAGCTGGAGAGCATCCGCAACGCAATCGGAGTCTGATCTGAATGGCCAGCAAGAACCTGCATCCGAACACCGCCAAGATCGACCTCGACTTCCCGATCACCGTGTCGGGCGTCGAGGTCTCGCATCTGATCATGCGCCGCCCCAAGGTGCGCGACATCATGGCGGCGCAGAAGAGCGGCGGCAGCGAGGCCGACATGGGCGTCACGCTGGTGGCGAACCTGTGCGAGATCACGCCCGATGACGTGATGGAGCTCGACAGCATCGACTGGAACAAGTGCGAGGAGCAGGTCCAGGCTTTCAAGTCGGCCAGGTCTCAGAAGACCAGCTGAGGCAGGCGATCATCGTCTTGTCGAAGCTGACCAACTGGGGCCTGGCCGAGGTGCTGGACCTGGAGGTGGATGAGTTCTGGGTCTGGTTCAAGCAGGCTCAGATCGTCCAGACTGAAATGAACAAGCAGGCGAAGGGCAAATGATCGGCGGCGGCCCCCAGAAGATCACGGTCGAGATCGGTGGGAAGATCGCCGCCAGCCTGGGCCGGTCGCTGAAGACCGCGCAGATGCAGGTCTCATCGTTCGGGCGGAACGTCAGCCGCACGATGAACGATGCGGCGACCGCCGGCCGCAAGGGCTTCAAGGGGATGTTCGACAACGCCCTGTGGCAGCAGGCCGCTGCGGGGGCGACCGCAATCGGCGTCGGCCTGGCAGCGAGCGTGCGCGTCGCGGCCGACTTTGAGAAGGTGCTGACGGAGGTCGGCAAGACCGCCAACATCAGCGGCGAAGGGCTCAAGGGCATCAGCAAGGATCTGCTCGCGCTGTCGGCCCGCAACCGCACCAACCTGGGCCCGTCGATCCTGGCGCAGGGCGTGCAGGATCTTGTCGCCCAGGGCCTCGATCTCAAGGACGCCGTGGCGTCGATCGAAGCGCTGGGCAAGGTGGCGACCGCCACCAACTCCGACCTGCTCGACGTCACCAAGACCGGCTTCCAGCTGCAGAACGCGCTGAAGATCCGACCCACCGAACTCAAGGCGACGTTCGATGCGCTGGCGTTCGCCGGCAAGCAGGGCGCGTTCGAGCTGAAGGACATGGCGCAGTTCATGCCCACCATCGCTTCGGCCGCAGCAGACCTCGGCATCACTGGGCGGAAAGGCGCGATCGAGCTGGCGGCCATGATGCAGATGGTGCGCAAGAACGCACCCGACTCCGGCCAGGCCGCAACACGCCTGACCGATGCGCTGATGAAGATGACCGCGCCAGACGCGGTGAAGAACTTCAAGAAGTTCGGCGTCGACATCAAGCAGGTGATGACCGACGCGCGAAAGAAGGGCATCAACCCGATGGAGGCGGCGGTCGCTGAGCTGCAGCGCGTCACCGGCGGCGACATCTTCAAGCTCAGCCAGATCTTCGGCGACAAGGAGGCCAAGCTGGCCCTGATGTCGCTGATGAAGTACCGCAAGGAGTACGAGCAGCTGAAGAGAGAGGCTGGCGGATCTGCCGCGGCCGGCACGGTCGAGACCGACTACCAGCGCCAGATCAAGACCTTCTCTGGCACGCTCGCGAGCTTCCAGAACTCGGCCCAGCGTCTGGGCATCACCGTCGGCAATGCGCTGCTGCCGCCGCTCACGCGCATCGCTGAAGCGATCACGCCGCTGGTGGAGGGCATCGCAGGCTGGGCGGCTATCAACCCCGGCCTGATGACCGGCGTCGTGGCAATCACCGGTGCGCTGGCCGGCCTGGTCATCGTGCTGCCGGTAATCGCTGGCGTGGCGAGTGGCATCGGCGCCATCGGCACGGGGATCGCTGCGGCCACCGCTGCATTCCCAGCACTGGCCGGCATCGGCACCGTGCTGGCGGTAGCAGCCGGGCCGATCACGGCGATCGTCGCCGGCATCGTCGGCATCGGCATCGCCATCTACGCCCTGGTCAAGAACTGGGGCGCGGTCAAGCAGGCTGGCGTCGGTGCATGGGCCGGCGTGAAGGCGGCGTGGGGGCAGTTCACCACGTGGATCAGCGGCGTCTTCAACCAAGCGCTGGGCGTCATCCGGGCCTGGGCACCGCGAGTGCTCAGTGTCTTCACGCCCTTGCCGATTCAGATCATCCGCCTGTTCACGGGCAGCGGCATCGGCCAGCGGATCATCACCTCGATCATCGATGGCCTCAAGGCCAAGTTCGGTGCGCTGGTCGGCTGGATCCGTGGCGCATGGAGCAACATCGCCGGTGTCTTCGGCGGCGGCGGCGGCGAGGCAGCGCCCGCAGCAGCGCAGCCCCCCGGCCGTGCGGCGGGCGGCCCCGTGCGCGCGGGCCAGCCCTACATCGTCGGCGAGCGGCGCCGTGAGCTGTTCGTGCCTGGCATGGATGGCGCGATCATTCCCCGCATCGCCAGGCCCGCCACGGGTGGCGGCGGTGTCACCATCCATGCTCCCGTTACGATCCATGCAGGCGGCGGCGACGCAATGGCGATCCGCGATCAGGTGCGCATGGCCTTCGAGGATCTGATCGCCAGGGCCTACGGCGACTACCGGGTGGCGCTCAATGACTAAGCCGCTCTTCCAGCTCGGCAGCTTCCAGTTCGATCTGCCGAACGGCGTCCCGCAGACGCTCGACCGCACGGCCGAGTTTCGCTGGGAGAGCCAGGAGCGCCTGCTGCGCGATCCGGCGGTGCAGTTCCTCGGGCCCGGCAGCCAAGAGATCACGCTGGACGGCCAGTTGTTCCCCGGGTTCTCCGGCCGCCAGAGCACGATGGAGACGCTGCGCGAGCTCGCCACCCAGGGCCAGCCGCAGATGCTCACCGACGGCCTCGGCCGGGTCTACGGCAAGTGGGCGATCAAGCAGATCCGCGAGGGCCTCGGCACCTTCGCTCCCGGCGGCGGCGCCAGGCAGATCGGCTTCAGCATCAGCCTGGTCCGCTACGTCGAAGACAATCCGGGCCAGGCCGCCAGCCCGCTGAGCATGAACAACGCCAGCAGCTATGCCGGCATCGCCTCCAACGCGCTCGCCGGCCTCACCCCGCTCACCTCCAGCGGCTCCGCCTTCCAGGCGCTGAGCTGGGCCAGCAGCCCGCAGTTCAGCGCCACGGCGGTCGCCGCTCAGGGCGCCGGCTTCAGCCTGGGCCAGCTTGGCGCGATCACCAACTCGATCGCCAACAACAACTACGTTGGCGCGGCGCTCAACGCCTTCGGCCTCAGCAGCCTCTCGACGGGGCAGCAGGGCGTCTGGGGCCAGCTGGGGATCAGCGCTGCGCAGATGGCGCAGCAGATGGCGCTGGGCACGGCCGGCGGCGCTGCAGCGCTCAGCAGCCTGGTGCGCGACGCCGCGACGATCGCCACCATGCTCGACGTCGACCCCTTCATCACCGACGCGATCCGCGACCTCATGCAGCTATGAGCCAGCTCTACATCACCCGCCAGTTCGACGAGCTCGATGAGATCTGCTGGCGCTACTACGGCCGCACGCAGCAGACCGTCGAGGCGGTGATGCTGGCGAACCCGAACCTCGCCGAGCTCATGCCGATCCTGCCCGGCGGCGTGACGATCCTGCTGCCTGATCTGCCGGCGCCGAGCACCAGCGAGACGGTCCGCATCTGGGATCCGAGCCCGACCGCAACCCCTGGCACTGGAGCAGCATGAGCACGCCAGGCTTCAGGATCGAGGCGAACGGTGGCGACATCACCCAGCTGATCGCGGATCGGCTCGTCAGCCTGCGCATCACCGATCAGGCGGGGCAGCAGAGCGACAGCCTCGAGATCACCCTCGACGACCGCGACAAGCGCATCCCCGTCGCCAACAGCGGCACCTGGATCCGCGTCTGGCTGGGCTACAGCACCGGCGGCCGCACGCCCGTCTACATGGGCGCCTTCGCCGTCGATGAAGTGGAGCTCAGTATGGGGCCCCGCTCGATGGTGATCAAGGCGACCGCGAGCAACACCGCGCCAACGCTGGTCAAGGAACAGAAGACGAAGAGCTGGCACAACACCACGCTGGGGCAGATCGTGCAGGAGATCGCCCAGCGCAACAACCTCACCACGGTCCTCAAGGGCAACCTGGCCAGCACGCAGATCAAGCACGAGGACCAGACCAACGAGAGCGACCAGAGCTTCCTGACGCGCCTGGCCGAGAAGTACCGCGCGACCATAAAGCCCGCCGACGGGCGCCTGGTGGTGGTGCCCCGGGGCAGCAATGACAACGCCGGCAACGTCACCATCAAGCAGGAAGAGGTCACCAGCTGGCGCGCGACGCTCAAGAACCGCGGCGCCTATGGCGCGGTGAAAGCGAAGTGGCTCGATCGCTCCGTCAACAAGGAGAAGGTCTACACCGCTGGCGAGTCGGGCGGCTCGCTGCCGGCCTTCGAGGAGAAGCAGCTGTTCAAGACCGAGGCCGAGGCGCAGAAGGCGGCCGACAGCCGGCTGCAGTCGCTGCGCGCGGGCGAGGTGCGCATCAGCCTGCAGCTGCCCGGCCGGCCGGATGTGAACGCCGAGGGCCTGGTGACGCTCACCGGCTTCCGCGAATATGTCGACGGCACCTGGAACGTGAAGAGCGTTACGCACGACCTGAGCGGCTCCGGCTATGTGACGACCGTCGAGTGCGGCACGCAGGGCGAAGAGAGCAGCGACTGGAGCACCGGCCGCGACAGCCAGGGTCGCAACAGTGCAGGCGGCACGAAGGGCGTGATCGCGCGCACCGGCAGCAGCGGCGACAGCACCGGCCCGCACCTCGATGCACGCTGGGCAGACGGCCGGCGCATCAGCGCGGCGGATGCCGATCGCTACCTGCGCATCAACGGACGTGCACCGAGTTCCTACGGCGTCACCAGCGGTTACGGGCCGCGCAATCTCTTCGGCCGCAGCTTCCATCGCGGCATTGACTTCGGCACGCCGAGCGGCTCATCTATCACCTTGATCAACGGCGCGAGCTACGCCCGCAACCTGGGTTACACAGGCGCCGGCGGTTATGCCGTGCAGATCGACACCCCCGAAGGACCAATGAAGCTGCTCCACCTACAGGCTGGCTCTGCCCGCTGAGGGGAGCTTGCATAGACTCCAGAGGTTGACAGGCTCCGCCATGCCCGACACCGCCGAGCAAGTCTCGCACCTTGAAATCTTCCGCGCCGTCATTGCGCTGGAAACGAAGGTCGATTTGCTGCTGAAGCGAGAAGACGCCAGATCAGAGCAAGACGAGGGCCGAGATGATCGGATCAACAAGCTGGACAACAAGCTGTCGCTGTGGACAGGCGTTGCCCTGGCTGCCAGCTTCATCATCCCGCTGGTGGTGACAGCCGCCTCGCCGCGCCTACACTTCGGCGCAGAACCTGCGGCCGAGGCGCGCCCGCGATGAGCCAGGAGCTGATCACCGATCCAATCCCCTTCTTCGAGAACTGGAAGGGCCTGCCTGACCAGCGAGCGGCGGTGATCCGGTTCTGGGAAAAGGTGCCCGCCAGCCTGAAGCGGCGCGACTCCGAGGATTATCTGACCTGGCAAGCAGCCGGCAAGCAGGAGGAGCCGCGCACCAAGACCAATCCGCTGCAGGTGCGCTACTTCAGCCAGCGCGACAGCAGCACTGAGCACGCGCTGCGCATGTGCTTCAGCAGCTCCTGCGCGATGCTGCTCGAGGCGCTCAAGCCCGGCACCCTCACCGGCCCCAACGGCGACGACGCCTACCTGGGCCGCGTGCTGCGCTACGGCGACACCACCGACGCGACGAGCCAGATCAAGGCGCTGCAGAGCTACGGCGTCGAGGCGCACATGGTGCGCAACGCCACCTGGAAGACGATCGAGGGCCAGATCGACAAGGGCATCCCGGTCCCGATCGGCATCTTGCACAAGGGACCCGTGGGAGCGCCTACCGGCGGCGGCCACTGGATCATCGCCATCGGCTACACCGACGACGCGATCATCGTGCACGATCCTTTCGGCGACCTGGATCTGCTCACCGGCCGCTACGTCAACAACTGGGGCGCCCGGCTGCGCTATTCCCGCAAGAATCTCGGCCCGCGGTGGATGGTCGAAGGCCCCGCAACCGGCTGGGCCATAGTGGCTGAGCCCTGAGAAGGTCCACCCCATGCGCCTGGCTGATCTCGTGATGGTCTATCCCGATCGACTGCCGCCGGCGCAATGCCAGGAGCTGATCCAGGGCTTCGAGGCCCGCGCTGCTGATCAGGTGATCCGCCAGGGCGAGGGCAATGCGCCACGGTTCACCGAGCTCAACCTGACGCAGTGCTGGCCGGAGGGCCATGACCTGGCGTTCGGCGCAATCCTGCCGGTGTTCGAGGCCTACAGCCGCGACCTGCAGATCAACACCGTGCAGTGGCCGGCAGAGCTGGCCTTCGAGGAGCTGCGGTTGAAGCGCTACTGGCCCGACGGCGGCGACGAGTTCCCCGACCATGTGGACGTCGGCGATCACGCCAGCGCGCGCCGGTTCCTGGCGGCGCTGCTCTACCTCAACGATGTCGAGGATGGCGGCGCCACCGAGTTCCCGCTGTGGAGCCAGCAGATCCAGCCGCGGGCTGGATCGGTGATGGTGTTCCCGCCGCTGTGGCCGTGGCTGCACGCCGGCCGGCCGCCGATCTCGGGGCCGAAGTACATCCTCAGCACCTACCTCCACTACACCTAACCTGGAGAGAACGACATGATCTCGATGAAACACCTCCCTGAATACGTCGCCCTCGCTGTCGCCATTCACAGCGTGGCGCTGATCATCGTGAACCTTACCCCTACCCCGAAGGACGACGAGGCGCTCGGGACCATCAGCGCCTTGGCGGTGAAGGCCTACCGCGTGCTGGAGATCATCGCCGGCATCGTCACCCCCCTGGCGAAGCGCTGATGATCGACCGCGCTGCAATGGTGAGCCAGCTCCGCCTCCACGAAGGCGAGCGGCTCAAACCCTACCGCTGCACCGCTGGCAAGCTGACCATCGGCGTCGGCCGGAACCTCGAAGACCGTGGCATCACGCGCGAAGAGTCGGCGATGCTGCTTGCCAACGACATCGCCGCCGAGGAGCGCGAGCTGCTGCGCGCGCTCCCGTGGGTGGCGCAGCTCGATGAGGTGCGGCAGCGGGTGCTGCTCGACATGAGCTTCAACCTCGGCATTGTCGGGCTGCTGGGCTTCAAGAACACCCTGGCGACCATCAGGGCCGGCGACTACACCAAGGCCGCGGCGATGATGCTCGACTCGAAGTGGGCCCGCCAGGTGGGCCAGCGTGCTGAGCGCCTGTCTCGGATGATGGCGACCGGCAAAGACCCACGGGAGCTGTGGCCGAAGCCGTGAGCTACCGCCAGGGCCGCTTCGATCTGATCGTGGACGGTGTGCTGCGGTCCTACCAGCGGTGGGAGGATCTGCCGGCAGCGTTCGATCACGTCGTGCGGTTCGAGCCGGAGATCCCCCCGCCGCCGCACACGCCGGAGCAACACGCCGAGATTGCGCTCTGGCCCGCCAGACTGCAGGAGCTGATGGAGATCGAACGTGCCCGCAGCAACCAGGATCGGTGATGCAGACGTGGC